TTACCGGTCGCAAGAAGTTCTTGTGATCTCTTTGCTTGTATTGTTCTATCTTTTTCTAACATGTATATGACATCGCTTGTGTCAACCAATGTCACCGTAATATTACAATCATTACTTGTATCTTCATTAGCAACACGTATAGATTTTACAATAGCTGTCTTTGCTGTCGGCACAGTATAGATTGTTGTTAGGTTAGTGTTAGCTAACTTTGCTTTGTGATTAGTGTATACGTTAGGCATTATGACAAAAAGAAACTAATACGCTCATCATCTTCACGTAATTTTTCTGGTATGTATGTGTTGTTCAAAATAAAGATTACTTGATCAAGTGTCTGTATAAGTTGAGATAATTGTTCTCTACTATATTCTTCTGTTGCTTCTGGTAAACGTGGTGTTGATATTTTAGCCATTAAAACCTCCTCATGTTCATAAATAAATTAGCAAGACCAAATGGATTAATAGACGGTCGTCGAGGTTGCATTACTTCTTGTGGTTGTGCTTTTTGCATATTTTCAAAGCTTGCTATTTGATTACCAAGACTACCTAAACCTTTTTCTAAGCTATCTAATTTATTATTTACTGCTTCAAACTGTTTACCTATCCCGCCTACTTGTTCATTAAAACTACCAAGTGCATCTAACTGTTTACCAAAGCCACCTAACTGTTCACCTATTTGTTCGAACTGACTAGAGTAGTCTGGCATCTGTGGCAGTTGCATTGGTGGTTGTATACCAAACATAGGTGGTGTTGGTAGTGGTCTAATTCCAAATCCGGGAGGTCTATACGGAAGAGGCATTGTTTCATTAAGTATGGGTCCGGGTCGAGCAATTATTCCGGGATTAGCTGATAGTAGTTCGGGTATTCTTGGTCCACCTCTTCTTATTAATTCACCTCCTAGTCCACCAAGAAACACAGGTGCATTTTGTGTAGTGGCTAAATCACTATCTCCACCGACGGGAAATAATTGTCTAGTATCACCTTCTAATTCAACTAATCCACCAGTAGCTCTTCTTCTTAAATCTGGTCCTCGTGAAGAACTTCTTTGTGGAGTAGGAGAATACATTGCTTCTCTACTTCTAGGACTAACCACTTTACTTTCTCCACCACCTTTTCCTATAACGACAGTGCCACCGCCTCCTGTGTAGTCGTCTCTACTTTGATTTCTTGACTCTTGTGCTTTGGCCGCGTTTTGTGCTCTAACTTCTTGTTCTATTATTTCTGGGGTTAATTCACCAGAACCAAGTTCTCTACTAGGCACAAACAAACTAAAAGGTCCAAGCGCTCTTGATCCAAATTGTAAAGCCTTTCCACCCATATTAAAAATATTTCTAAGAACAGGATTGTTTATTAAATTTTCATATATAATTCTTTGTCCTGCTGTTCCTCCACCTATACCAGTTTCGGGAACATTACTAAAAATACTTTTTAATCCTTTTTTTGCATAATCGGTCAAACCTGTTTTATCTGGACCTTGATATTTAGTGCTAAAACCTTCGTAAGGAAATTTTTTTGATAAACCTAATTCTGATTTAATTCCTTCGGATATGGGAAACTGACCATAAAATCCTTTTGGCTGTGGTGAATTTTGATATAAAAAATTTTCTATAAATTCTTGTACCACTAACTACCCCTCATCCCGTCTGGTCTAATATCCAAACGCATTGTACCGTATCGCCACTTATCACCAACAGCATCACTGCTAATTCTAACAGCAACTTGTCTACCACGTATACGTGTATTAACTTTTGTTGTTGACGTCGTTACATCAAATGATCCATGACTTGTTTGATTACCAGATGGATAGGGTCTGGTTTTTAATGTGACATCTGCTGTGCCTGTTAAATTTTTAAAGTCTGGTATGAACCTTGATACAGACATAAAGTTATCACCGTCAGCAATATCTATATCACCAGATTCAATATGGTTTGCCATAGCAGAGCCATCATCTTCTGTTCCTGTCTCGTGTAAGAATACAAATGTTCTACCAGCTTTAAGTCCTGTGATTGTTGATATAGTTGCAGTTGTATCTGTAGATTTAAACTGTGTAGCATAAGGCACAGGATAAACACCGTAGTCAGACCAAGATGTTCTAGCAAGTGTACCTACATACCAAAGGTTTTCTGCATAATTGTAAGTCACCATTCTATCTATTTGATCAGAGTTAGCTGATGCATAGAACCACATAACTTCATTGTAGTTTGAGTTAGCCGCGCAATATACATCCTGTTGTGCATTTTTGTTAATATCATCAAACACATAGTCTTGTACTGTGCAAGGTAATTTTTTAACAGCTCCATCATACACAAAGAAAGAATCATTACTCATCCAGTATGAGTTACCAGATACATCGACAGCCGCGTTAATGCCTACGGCCCCACAGTTAGAACCAATTTGTTTAAAACCAAATGTTAAAGGTGCACCAATAAATTGCATCGCATATAACGCTGTGTCTGTCCATATCATAACAGCGCCTCTTGATCTTACCGCTGTTTGTATTTGGTTACCATCTGTTAATCGAAAAGATCCTGCTGTATTTGTAGCAGTCGGTGTCCAATCATTAGTTGATTCTTGATCTGACCAACGTATGAACATATTATCTTGTGTAGCTGTTTGACCTATTGTTGTTTCGGTGCCAAGACAAATAACATGTCTATCATCACCAGATACAATCATAAATCTAGACTTCGTTGGTGCACCACTTACTTCTGTCGTGGTAGCTAAACTTGTTAATCCATCAGATGTGTCCCAGTAGAATAGACCACCATTAAATTGTAAAGCTAATACATCTTCACCCCAGTTATCGAGTGCCCATTTTGAAGATTGTAGTAAAACACCCTCACCACCAGTTAGTCCTTCTCTTGATGTATTCCATGTTGACGTGCTCCATGTACCTGCACCCCAACCATAACCAAATAAAGACACAGCCGCGCCAGTATTTAATTGATACGTGGCATTAGCAGTTACGCTTGCATTTCCAGTAGAACTAGCCGCCGCCTTTGCCTCTATTGTATAGGTATTAGAATTAGGCACTGTTAGTATTTCAAACTCTCCTTGTAAGTTAGCGGCAGATATACCGTTAACCGCGCCACCTACACTAGCAATCGTAACGAAATCACCAATTAAAGCACCATGACTTGAGTCTGTTATAGTCACCGTAGTAGATCCGTTTGTTGTTGTAAACTGCGTGATATTACCTGTGCCTGTAGAACGAGTAGGTGTTATGTCAGCGTAGTTACCCTCAGAGTAAGCATATAATTTTTTATTTGTTCCATAGATAGCATACTTAACACCGTTAAGTGCTGAATAAGAAAGTATGGCTCTAGTTGCACCAACAAGTGCATCACTTGTTACTTTTTCCCAACCACCTATTTTTTCTGGTAGTCCGTATCTAAAACGAACATTATCACTATCTACCCAACGACCTTCAGCGCCGTATTCGGTATTTTGTTTATCTATTCCCGGTGCTATCTGTAATTTTGATAATGGCATAATTAAATCGCAGTGTCATAAATCCTTATAAAACGATCAGTACCATTAACATTAATACGTATTGCACCTACCTTTGATCCACCTTCATCAGTTGACGATGATATACTCTTTGATCCATCAGAAGCACTTGTACCATCAAACCTAATAAATTCTTGGTCATCGTCACCTTGGTCTAATGTTAAACAAGCTATGGCTCCAGTTGAGCTTGCTTGATCGATTGTAACAAATCCACTTGTAGGTGATGATGTTCCAAAACCTATTTTATCAGCAGAGCCATCCACAAAAACAGCATGCGTTAACGTATCTGTTTCTATTCTAAAATCAAGAGCGGCACCAGATTCGTTGAAAGTAAATCCACCGCCGTCAAAGTCTATTGCGCCTGTGGCTTTGACACCACCGACAACGTGTAACTCTGTAGAAGGTGAGTTTGTTTTTATACCAATCCTGTCGTTACCAGCATCAGTAAAGAATAAGTTTGCATCGCCGTTACCTTCAATTCTAAAATCTAAGTCAGCGGATGACTCGTTAAATACAAAAGTACCACCATCAAATGATACATTACCAGCCACGTTCAGTGTTCCGTTGGCCGTGATATTTCCTGCATCGTTCAATACATCGAACATTGTAGAACCATCAGAATACAAGATGTGCTTGGATCCTGCTACAAGGTTAGTTGCTGTTCCGCCTGCTGGTTTAAATCCTAATGTGTGTGTACCCATGGTTGTTGCATTATCAACGATGTACCATGTTTCTACGGCTTCACTTTGCATGGTTGTGTTACCAGTAAGTGTGCCTGTTAATTTAATTATAGCATTACTTTGTTCGTCTGTGGTAGATCCATCTGATGTGTCGAGTGAATCTGATGTGCTTGCAATAGCAACAGACACATACCCTTTGATTGCTGATTCTACTTTTTGTAAATTGTTATTTGTTATTACACCCCAAGTTCCAGAGTTTTCTCCACTGGCTTGAAGTTCTAAATTTAATGCACTTGAAAATGTCGATGCCATTTATTTCTCCTAGTCTGTGGACCCCGGTTCCACGTCTTTCCAAAATGGTGTTTGTGAGTCATCAACCTCACTCCAAATAAATAAGTTTGGAGATCCTGTTGAAAACGTAATAAGGTTCTGAAAGCTTTCACCAAATGGTGTTTCTTCACCTAAACCAGATGTTATTACTCCTGCCGTTGTTAAAGACAGAGATGAAGTGCCTGTTACAGTTTCCGTGCCAATAGAAAACGTTGAAGCTAAATCGCTACCTGTTTGCGTAACAACAGCCGTTCCCGTTACAGATCCTAAATCATCTACACTAGCTGTAACACCAACACCAGATACAAATGGTGACCCTACGTTTTGTACACCACCACCTCTAACAGAAGCGACAGCAAACTCAGCTATTGATCCATGTCCTAGTGGCATTATGGTTTACCCTGTCCTCTCGTTCTTTTGTGTAATCTTCTAGTGCTTTTGTTCTTTGGTCTACTTCTAGAAGAATCACCTATGCTTGTTCTTTTCTTTACTGGTGTAAAGTAAGTATTGTTTACAGATAACTTAGACATTAGCTAGTTGGCTGTGTCCATATGGAATGTGTTAAAACACCATTTGTGTTTCTTGCTAATAAATCATCATATTTTGATGAATCAAAATTAACAGGTATGTCACGCAAACTTTGCCTCCAAGTCTTAATGTAATCTGGCATTGTAACATCACCAAGAGACATCCAATCTGTTTCTTGCAATTTTGCTAATCTAATACTTTTAATTTCAGATAGTTTTCTTTCGTTAGCTTTACTATCCCAATTTTTAAATTCGGTAGCCATCGCCAAGGCTTCTGCTTCTGTCTGATGTCTTAAAACACCATTATCAGAATTAGGGCCAATTTTATATTCAACACCATCAATAGTATATGAAACAAATTTTATTTGTGTTTCTGTATCTGTTAAAATTTTATATGTCATTATTAACTCCCACTATTTGTTATTCCATAAACGTTGAAATAATGTCTAGTAATATTACCACTTGCATTTAAAGAAAATTTTAAACCTGTTGCATTAAAGTTTTCTCTATACTGACCACCAATAACACCTGTTACAAGTCTATTACCAGAAGTTTGAAATGTAATTTTTCCGTCAAAAAATTGATAACTAGCAAAACTTTGACCAGGGTCATAAAAGTTTAAATCAATATACATAGGTGAGTAGGTAGCGTCTGTGTCCATGTTGTACGCTAATTGAAAATGGTCTGCATTTGAAAAATTACCATTACTAGCGTCTGCAATACCATCTGACGTATTAATATCTCTTGCTGAATACAAATATCTATAAGAACTTGCAGTACCAACTGTGCCGCCATTAGATTTTGTATATTGCATTTTAATTTTTAATGAGTCTGTATCGACTAGTACAGCACCTAATAATTTATAAATTGTGTATCCCGAAAAAACATCATTTAAACTTACAGTGGCCGTATTACTTGTGCCAGTTGTAGTGTTTAAATGAACTAGCCCTGCACTACCAATATAAGTTTTAAGTCTAGAAGCGGCAGTTTTTCTATTCGTGCCACCTGCTCCGTCATCAATAATAAACAAGTCAGAATCTGCTATAGCCCCACCAATATCAGTACCGCCATCAATATCAAGATTGGCAATACTGAAAGCTCCTGCTCCTGCACCTACATATGTTTTAAGTCTGGAAGCGGCAGTCTTTCGTAAAGTGCCTCCCGCACCATCGTCTGTTAAAAATAAATCGGCATCTGCTATGTCAGCTCCAATGTCTGTGTGTCCTGTTAATAAAGCAGTGTTAAGTTTATCTGCTGTAACTGATGTATCAGAAGGTGTAACTGTGCCACCAACTGCACCAGATATTTCTGTAATAAATATAGAAGCACCACTTGCAGGTGCTGTGCTAAAAGTTATCTGTGTACCACCTGTGGCTAAAGTATAATCTGTTCCTGCTTTTTGAATAACACCATCGTGAGATACTAATAGCTGTGCCGCAGAACCAACTTGTGTGCCTAAACTAAAAGTAGTGTTAGATCCATTATATGTATTACCAGATGTGTCTAGTACCTTAAATGTGCCCTGCTTAATTCCTTGTCCTATGTATGCCATCTGTTACTCCGTTGGTTGTGTCCATACACTATGCGTTAGTTGACCATAATTAGCTTTGCTGTCATCAGTCTCTCTTGCTAGTAGTGTATCATACTGTGATTCAGTTGTGTTGTTTTGTGGCAAGTCTCTTAATGTTTGCCTCCATGTTTTAATGTAATCTGGCATGGTAACATCAGAATTAGCCATATAATCTGTTGATTGTAATCTATCTAATCGTAACTGTTTAATAACTTCTAATTTTCTTTCACCCGATTTATTAGCAAATGCTGTTTTATCAGCTTCAAGTTTTGTTAATTCTTCGCCTGTTATTTCTGTTCTTGTTACGCCTTCCAGTGTTATTATATTATTATACTCTGCCATTATTTTGTTATCCCATATATTGCATAATCAAAAGTTGTTGCGTCATTACCTTGAGCGTGCACTCTAAAACCTGTTACGTTATGACTGTTGTCAAAACCAAATGCAAAATCAGTGAAGACATAATCTCCGTGGTCACTACGATAACCCCAGTTATGCCCATAACCACTATTTCCAAATTTTTCACTGTTAGGGTTATTATACAAATAAAATAAATAACTACCTCTAGTATCTGAAGCCGCCGCTAGAGCAGTTCCTAAAGATGCTTGTGCTTCATTTTCTCCATAGTTTACAAGTGTATTGGCTGTACTTCTATGACCTTGAAAAGCAAACCAATAATTACTATTAGTCAAAACTGTAGTATTAGCTTTAAATTGAAAATCAAAAGTATTACCCGCAAGTCCAGTTACTTTACTAAACTGCACCATATAAGTATTGTATTTTGACGTATCCATAAAATTTTCAAAATCATGATTCACTGCACTACTAGCACTACCACTCACCAATTTTACATGAGTACCACTTCCTAAATTAGATTGTTGAACATACTTAATTGCATTACTAGCCGCACTATCAGCAATTAAAAATTTATCCGCCGCAACTAAAGTAGATTTTTCTGTGCTAGCTGTAATAGCAGTAGGGTCAAGATGTTCTTCAGATATTGCATCATCAGCTATCTTAGTTGCATCAATAGCGTCTGCTGCTATACTATCTTTTGGTATTGTACTTAGTGCCATGTTTTACTCCTTGTTATTATGCTAATTTAAATGCTCCAAAATAGGTGTTGTCACTTTGTTGAACTCTAGCATTACCAGATGTTTGTCTGTTAACGTAAGCGTAAATTTCTATATAATCATTATCATCAAGGTCAAAAATATGAGCAATTTGAAAATTTAAAGTACGAGGATAGTTTTCAGCCGCATTCACATGAGACGACACCTCTCTTGAGCCGTTTAAGTAAATGTAAAGAGAACCATCAAGAAATTGATTATTAGCATCTCCAGATAAACCCGCACCTGCAAAAATATAATACTTCCCTGCTATAGCGGGAGTAAATCTATAATTTGTAGATGGGTCATAAACAGTTCCACTGTCTAGTGTTTCAGTTTGAAATTGAACTTTAGTAACTGTGTTATCACTTATTTGTTGCTCTGAAGAAGTTCTTTCAGCAAGAAAGAAAGGAGAGTTTGCAGACTTTAAATAACTGTAATCTATTCTCTTTAATGTTCCTGCATCACTAATGAGTATTTCATCAGTATCAGCGGGTGTTGCCGCTAATTCTGTTGAACCTGTTATAGCAGTAGCATCTAAATGTTCCTCTGATACTGCATCATCAGCGATACCACCTGTTACTATTTGTGTTTTACTCATTTACTATTCCTTTGGGTTTGCATCTTTGATCGATTTGATTCTCGCCTTCCAAGCGTCGATATCTTTATATATCTCATCAAGTTGATCGCCAATATTACCATAAGCCGCTTTTCTTGTAGCTCTTACAGTGCTGTTTTTTTCTTCAGTATTACCAGCAGTATC